AGCAGAGGCAATGCCTCACTAACCAAGGAGAATTAAAATGGCTGTATTCAATCCATTCAACGGTGATGCTCAACCAGTATTTGCGCTTGACATCCAAAACGGTTCACAGACCGGTAACATCGGTTCTACTGCTGCTCTGGTCCAACCTCAGGGTCCCAAGCTGGACTTCTTCGCTGTCGTGGTCCAGAACACATCGGATCAGGCCATCGACCTGCGCGACCAGCTGGGCAACTACTCCGGTGGCGGCACAGTGTTCAATCCTGGTCTGGTTCAGATCATCAACGAGAACATCCAGCAGACCGCTACCATCGCCATGTATCAGGTGGAAGGTGCTGCCGCTGGTCAGATCTCGTATGCCCTGTACCCCACAGGCGCCTACACTGCTGCCACGCTGCAGGCCCAGATCCGCGCTATCGTCAACGGTTCTACCGCTGGTAACGTGCAGATCACTTCTTCGTCTGGTGTCACTACCGGCGTTGATGTCACAGGCACAGACGTCACCAACGTTGGTTTCAAACTGGCTACTTCGTAATCCTGTTTGAGCCCACAACAACCCCGGATTTGTTCCGGGGTTTTTCTTGGCCGTTAAATACTCTCGCTATGACGCCCATGCTCTTATGGCCCGTGATGATGTACGATTTCCAGTGGCCCGAACACCAACAGTATCAAGCGGATCTCAAGCAAGTATGCCGAGATCTCGAGCAAGCCAACAGCCACAGTGGCGTAGCACCTGATGCCAAGCGTGGACTGTATGAAAGCCGTTTCGATTTCTGCGAGCAAGAAAACGCTGCAGTCAAGGCCTGGACTGCCTGGTGCAAACAGTGTGTGTTCGAAGCAGCGGTGCACAGTTCCGGCCCGCACTGGCCTCAAGGAGCGTCCGTGATAGTAGAATTCCATGAATCTTGGTGCCATATCACGCGCGACGGTGGCTACCATGATGTGCATATCCATCCCAACTCGTCCTGGAGCGCGATCTACTATCTAGACTGTGGTGATATGTCGATGCCCACGCGCAATGGCATCAATCGTTTTTTCCGGCCCTACAACACCAGTTATACCGATGGTGGTCAGGCCTGGATGACTGCTAACACCACCATAGACATAACAGCCGAGCCTGGCCAGTTGATAGTGTTCCCTTCCTGGATACAGCACAGTGCCCTGCCCTATCATGGCGAACAAGAACGCTACATCCTCAGTTTCAACAGCAGAGTACGGTTGGCCGCATGACAACCACCATACAGTGTGCCACCCTGTTTGACATCACAGAAACAGGCGTGCGCAATCATACCGCCAATGCTCGATTGCCGTTCCGAGATCAGGCCGGACAAGACATCGACACAGAGACATCCTGGGTGCGCAGCCGGAACCAGCAGCGCAACTGGGAAACCCTAAACCAGATCATGGCCTTACGCACATTGCCGGAAAATATTTCCTCACCGGTGCGTCAACAGTCAGACCAAGGAATGTTGTGGCAGTTCGAGTTCGACATTCCAGATCTCAGTGCTGTGAGCCAAGGAGATGCCGCACTGAGCCTGCTGTTGCAGGACTGCGAAGCCGTGCCCATGATCACAGGGCTCACTGAAACAGCCGATCTTGAACCTGCGCTGCACACCCAAGAATCTGCGGCCAACATCTGGTTTGAGATAAAAGCATAAATACTCTCATGAGCGAAACCACCGATCTCGAAAAGAAAAGCCTGGAAGCACACGTAGACCTCTGCGCGCAACGCTATCGCTTCCTGGAACAGAAATTTGAAGTCGTAGAAGGCAAGATCACCGAGCAAGGTACCGTGATCCGCGAAGTGCATGACATGGTGCAGAACATGGCAGAGAAGCGCACGGACCAGATCATGGGCTGGGGCATGGGCATCATCGGCGCCTTGGTAGCCATAGTAGGTTATCTCCTGATCACGTTTGTTATCAAGTGAAAATACCCAACCCGGAAGTACAACAACGTCTAGAACAACTGGCCCAGGAAGGGCTAGATCTTGTGAAACAGAACATGATCTGGCATGAGCACGGCCGGTACCATGTATTTGGCGAGTACCAGTTGGAAGTGCAGAAAAACGGTTGTGTGATGCGCAGTACCAGGCACGACGACAGGAAATTTGGTTCCGTGAAAACCGCGCTGTCATGGTGCATCGCCCATAAATTTCAGCGCCATGATGTGGCACGTGAAATACAGGAACTGGATCAACAGCACCAGATCTGCACAACCGATCTCGAAGTGAGATCACAACTGGCCCGCAGACATAGCGATCCTGGGCGCAGGGAAACTGCCATGCTCAAGGTGGAACACAGGCGTGAGCAGTTAGCCCACGTTTCGGATCGATTGACCAAATGTGTAAATCTGGCTAAATACTGGCAGATACGAGGATTCAACAATGAAACTGCACGAACTGGACGCTCTGCGTCGCAAAGAACAAGTCGCCCGGGTATTTGAAACCCATCTGGGTCACCAGATAGATTTCCAAAAACTCACCGGTCGCCAGGCCCAGCACATGCTGAAACGCGTGCGCAGTCTCGTGAGCGAGCACCGGGCCAGCCCCAGCCGCCACTACAGTGAGCGCAATCCTGATTATATCAAACTGGTGATGCTGGAACAGGCACTGGCCAGCCATGTGACCGAGATGGACAACATGGGTGCAGTGGTGCAGGATCCAAAGGCCAAGGCCGTGATGGACAAGGCTCAGCGTGGGCAGACTCTAACACCTGCTGAACAGGCTACCATGAACAAGATAGCGCTGGCCAAAGAAGGACAGGTCAACGAAAAATACCAGGGTTTTGAAAAAACCGTAAAGGCAATCAAAAAGGGTGGATCCGCACGCGACCCAGAAGCCGTGGCTGCCGCCATCGGTCGCAAGAAATACGGCAAAGAACGGTTCCAGAAAGCCGCTGCTGCTGGTCGTAAACTTGGCGAGAGCCTCCGACTCACAGAAAGTGAAATCCAGACAGCGCAGGTAGTGTTGGCCGCACAAGACATGGTGGATCGCATACAGGGCATGATGGAAGACATCTCTGAGATGCAGTTCAAAGATCTCCCGGCCTTGGTAAACTCTATCAAGAACGACATGGGCGTGGATCAGGCCACCCAGTTCCAGACACAAGCTTCGGCTGCTCTTTCAAACCTGCTCACAGCAGTGCAGGCAGGCAAGACTGAAATGGAAAGCGCACAGGGCGTGCTTACAGGGCAGGCACCCGTTGTGCCCGGTCAAGATGCCACTGCCATGGCTGCTGCTCCGGTAGGCGGCGAAGAAGAAGTAGATCTCAGCCTGGATGCCAATCTCCCCGCAGGTGAAGAAGAGGAAGAAGAACAAGTATCAGTGGGCCTGGGTCGCGAGCGCAGATAATGCTGATCCGTGAAGTGGCTGGAGATGTTGATGTCAACAAACTGGCTGCGGTGAGTCAGTTTCTCCTGGGCCGAGCCGAAGATACTGATGCGGCCAAAACCATCAGTACTGATGCTTTCATCAAGTTGGCATCAAACATGGGCATCAGCATCACACCTGAGCGCTTGATGGATCTCATCCAGCGCCCACCACTCAACAACATCATAGCCAACGTAGAAGGTGATACCATTACCTTCCAAGGGGCCGACGTGATACCTGCTGCCATGACTGTGGATCAGGCTCGTCAGACCGTGGATTCCATGGCCAAAAGAGCCATTGACATCAAGTAAATAATCAAGTAGTATATCAAAATAGGAGGATGTTGCTATGGCTTATTCAAGTGCCGTCATCGACCATTACGAAAATCCCCGCAACGTGGGATCAATGGACAAGAACGATCCCGCAGTAGGCACGGGCATGGTAGGTGCTCCGGCTTGCGGTGACGTGATGAAACTCCAGATCAAGGTGGAAGATGGCATTATTACCGACGCTCGTTTTAAAACTTATGGCTGCGGCAGCGCGATCGCTAGCAGTTCGCTGGTTACTGAATGGGTTAAAGGCAAGACTCTTGACGAGGCGCAGGCCATCAAGAACACCGAAATAGCCACGGAACTGGCCCTGCCGCCCGTGAAGATCCACTGTTCTATCTTGGCCGAAGACGCCATCAAGGCAGCCATCGAAGACTATCGCCAAAAACATGATATCAGTAACTGACATCGCTGCAGAAAAGATCCGTACTTCTATCGCAAAAAGAGGCCGCGGCCTAGGCATCAAAGTGGGTGTTCGTACCACTGGCTGTTCCGGTCTGGCCTACATCCTGGAGTACGTGGACCAAGAACAAGGTGCCCAGATCTGCACACGCCACTTTGATACGAACGGTGTGCGTGTGTATGTGAATCCCGAGCACCTGGTATATCTAGACGGTATGATCATAGATTATCAGAAAAAAGGCCTCAACGAAGGATTTGAGTTTATCAATCAAAATGAAAAGGATCGCTGCGGCTGCGGCGAATCATTCCGAGTTTGATCACAGAACGATATCAGTATGCGCCACTGACCAGAGAGAGCGTTGAAGGCCAGCGACTTTACGCTACGCCAGATGGTGCCAAGTTGCCCAGTGTCACAACCATACTGGATCGTACCAAGCCTGCAGAAAAACGTATCGCGCTGGAGAACTGGCGCCGACGGGTAGGGCCGGAAAAGGCACAACAGATTACCACAGAGGCTGCGAATCGTGGCACACGCATGCACACTTATCTGGAGCATTGGGTAAAAACTGGCACGCACCGAGATGCTGGAACCAATCCTTTTAGTTGGCCGAGTCATGTCATGGCCGAAACTGTGATCAAACAAGGTCTTAGTCGAGTAACAGAATTCTGGGGCACAGAAGTTCCCTTGTATTTCCCTCAGATCTATGCCGGTACAACGGATTGTGTAGGTCTACATGAAGGTCACCCAGCGATCTTGGATTTTAAACAGACCAATCGTCCCAAACGCACAGAATGGATCGAGGATTATTTCCTGCAACTGGCAGCCTATGCAGAAGCACACAACGAAGTACATGGGACCAAGATAGATCGCGGTGTGATCCTAATGTGTGCCAAGCCCGACCTAGACGAGCAAGGGCGCGTGATATCCGAGCCCCAGTATCAAGAGTGGATTGTTGAAGGGGCGGAATTTGAGCAATGGCGCCAGCGCTGGTGGGTGCGTGTAGAGCAATACTACCAGAGCGACGCATAAATACCCTATCACATAGGTAAACCGACATGGCCATTGTACAAGTATCTCGCATCACCAATCGCAAAGGACTTACTGAGAATCTGCCGCAGTTAGCGGGTGCAGAACTGGGCTGGGCCATTGACAGCCGCAGGTTGTTCATAGGCAACGGTACCCTGGCCGAAGGTGCACCTGTGATTGGCAATACCGAGATCCTGACAGAGTTTTCGGACATCACGGTACTGAGTTCCTATACCTATGAAGACATCGCTGTGGGCTATGCAGCGCAGACCGGACCCACACCATCGGATCCAGTGGTGCGTACTGTGCAGGCCAAACTGGACGACTTTGCAGATGTACGTGATTTTGGCGCTGTGGGCAACGGTATAGCAGATGACACAGAAGCCATCAACCGAGCCCTGTTCCAGTTATACTGCCGTGAAAACAACACTCAGATACGCAGAGCGCTGTATTTCCCTGCGGGCACATACAAGATCACAGAAAGCATCATCATTCCTACCTATGCCAAATTGGTAGGTGAAGGTGCCGACTGCAGCATCATCGAACTGGACATCTCAGGCGATATTTCCAGCCTTTCAGCATATGTGGCCCGATTCGGCGACAGCCGCCAGCAGACCGGAGTGAACATCGGCAACAACGGTGCCACACCCCCTAGAAACATCGAGATTTCTAGCATGACTTTCCAATCAGTACCCATCACTGATATATTTCTTGTTGAAACAGCTACCCAGTGTTACTTTGATTCGGTGAACTTCCGTGGACCTCTTACACAGGCATCTATCACTACGGACCTGGCCACCGACAACATCGCCGGTGTGAGATTCGATAGCACCACTGCCTTGGTGTGCAATCAGATCACGTTTGACAAGTGCAGATTCACAGGCACCACCTACGGCATCCGTACCGATGAAGAGATCACGGGTGTCACGGTATCAAATTCCATGTTCCTCACGCTGTTCCAGGGCATCAATCTCGGCACCGGCACACCGGTGAACGGTGGACCCACTGGTTTCCGCGCGGTACACAACATGTTTGACGACATCTATGCCCAGGGCATCATCTACGATGACGTCACTCTCAACATCTCTGCCTACAATGTGTTCTATGCCGTGGGCAACGAATTCACAGCCAATCCTGGCACAGCCGTGATCACTCTGGGCAACGACAACAATGTCAGCGTAAGCGATATGTTTGAGCGATCTGATGCCGCTACCAACGTGCATGCCAGGGTAGAAATCCTGGGAGGAGAAACCACCACCGGTTCACAGATACAGTTAGGTCGATATGCCAGGCTCACTGGCCGCACCTATGTAATGGATGATAACCAGTCTGTGCCTGAAACCATCTTTACCTGGAACATCTCACAAAGCAAGAGTTTCTCCATGAACTACAGCATAGAACGCAGTGGACTGTTCCGCCATGGTGTGCTTACTGTGGTGGCATACAACGCAGATGAAAGCCTGGGCACCTTAAACTACACCGATGATTTTGCCGAAAATTTTGATACCGGAGTCACACTCAGTGCCGCACAGAGCGGCGATAACATCTTGGTACAGTATGTGACTACCAACACCGGTGATTCCAACGGTGGCACACTGACTTATTCTATCTCACATCTCGCCTGATGTGGCCGGTTGCCTATGAAGACAGGCTCCAGGATTGGAACCTGCTGAGGAGCCACTGCCGCGATCTCCCCATAGGCCAGGCACTGCTGGCCATCAATGACTGGTGGTATGAGGCTCCCGTGACTGCACGAACCATGATCTGGGAACACTATCCAGAATGGCCCGATCCTTGGCAGTTATTGGCCAACAAACATCTTTGCGATCTTGCTCGTGGGCTGGCTATGCTGTATACTGTGTGCATGACCGAACACCCTGCTGTATCGGCTGTGAGTTTGGCCCAGACTGATCACGACAATTTAGTCCTGGTGAACCAGGGAAAATATATACTGAATTGGTGCCCAGGCCAGTTGTTAAATATCCAATCTCAAGCAGTGCAGGTTCGTCGACAGTTAGATAGCGCAGTATTCACAGATGTGTTAAGGTAAACAATGACCCAGATACAAGTACAAAAAAGAGACGGCCGCAGAGAGCCGTTGGACCTGGAAAAACTACATCGTGTAGTGTTTTGGGCCACAGAAGGAATCACCGGTGTTTCAGCCAGCGAAGTAGAAATCAAGAGCCACATTCAGTTCAGCAACGGTATCGCTACCGCGGCCATACAAGAAACCTTGATCAAGAGTGCAGCCGATCTTATCTCGGAAGAAACTCCCAACTACCAGTATGTGGCCGGTAGGCTGATCTGCTATCATCTGCGCAAGCAGGTCTACGGTGAATTCCAACCCTGCCATGTGCTGGAACTGGTGCGCCGCAATGTCACAGCCGGGTTTTACGATCCAGAACTCTTGACCACTTACACAGAACAGGAATGGGATCGTATCAACTCATTCATCCGACACGAACGTGATGAAGAACTCACATATGCAGCCATGGAGCAGTTCCGTGGCAAGTATCTGGTGCAGAATCGTGTGACTAAGGAGATCTTTGAAACTCCGCAGGTTGCCTATGTGTTGATCGCGGCCACCCTGTTCAGCCAGTATCCTAGAGACACCAGGATGATGTGGATCCGCGACTACTACGACGCCATATCCACGCACCAGGTCAGCCTGCCTACTCCTGTGATGGCAGGTGTGCGCACACCCATGCGGCAGTTCAGTTCATGTGTGCTGATCGAGACCGGGGACAGCCTGGATAGCATCAATGCCACCTCCAGTTCTATCGTGAAATATGTGAGCCAGAAAGCCGGCATCGGCATCGGTGCAGGACGCATCCGTGCCCTAGGGTCGCCCATCCGCAACGGCGATGCCTATCACACCGGCGTGGTTCCTTTCTACAAGATGTTCCAGGCCGCCACCCGTTCCTGCAGCCAAGGTGGTGTGCGCAATGGCGCGGCTACCCTGTACTACCCAATCTGGCATCTCGAAGTGGAAGATCTCCTGGTGTTGAAAAACAACAAAGGCACTGAGGACAACCGTGTGCGCCACATGGACTATGGTGTGCAGTTCAACAAGGTCATGTATGAGCGACTGCTGGCCAATGGTGATATCACCCTGTTCTCACCACACGATGTGCCCGAGATGTATGATGCTTTCTTCACTGATGTGGATCGCTTCCGCGAACTGTATGAGACCGCGGAACGCAGCACCCGGATACGCAAGAAAAAAATCAAGGCTGTAGAATTGTTCTCTGCGTTCCTGCAAGAGCGCAAAGATACCGGCCGCATCTATCTCATGAACGTGGATCATGCCAACAGCCATGGCGCATTCAAACCCGAACTGGCACCCATACACCAGAGCAATCTCTGTTGTGAGATCAATCTGCCCACAAAGCCCTTGAACGATGTGAATGATCCCGAAGGCGAGATCGCGTTGTGTACACTGTCGGCCATCAACTGGGGTGTGTTCCGCGATCCTGAAGACATGGAAAAGGCCTGCACCTTGGCAGTGCGTGGATTGGACGCCTTGCTGACCTATCAGAACTATCCTATCTTGGCTGCCCAGATTGCCACAGAGAATCGGCGCCCCTTGGGCGTGGGCATCATCAATCTGGCCTACTGGCTGGCTAAGAATGATCTTTCCTACTCAAATCCTGCTGCCCTGCCCGAAGTGGATCGCTGGGCACAGCATTGGTCGTACTATCTGATCAAGGCATCGGTGGATCTCGCTGAAGAGTTTGGTGCTTGTCCTAAGAGCAACGAAACACGCTATCACGATGGTGTGTTGCCGGTGGATACCTACAAACCCGAAGTGGACGAACTGATCCCGCACGTGGATGCTGTGCCCTGGGACGCGTTGAGACAGCGCCTGCGCCAACACGGCATCCGCAACTCTACCTTGATGGCCCTGATGCCGGCCGAAACATCCGCACAGATCTCCAACAGCACCAACGGTGTGGAGCCACCGCGCAGTTTCGTCAGCGTCAAGCAGAGCAAAGATGGCGTGCTAAAACAAGTGGTGCCGGAATATCGCCGGCTCAAGAACAAGTATGAACTGCTGTGGGATCAGCGCAGCCCTGAAGGTTATCTGAAAATCATGGCGGTACTGCAAAAATACATCGACCAGGGTATCTCAGTGAATACCAGTTATAATCCTCAGCACTATGAAGATGAAAAGATCCCCATGTCAGAGATGATCAAGCATCTGGTCATGTGCTACAAATACGGTATGAAACAACTGTATTATTTTAATACCTATGATGGATCTGGCGAGATTGATGTGGACCGCATGAACCAACGCCAGGTCTTGATAGAATCCGTAGACGTGACTTTGCAAGCCGATGATGCTGATTGCGATGCATGCAAAATATAAACAAGAGACTTGATCAATGACCGTATTAAATCTGCGCAAGAATCGCGACCACACCACCAGCATGGCCTTCCTGGACCCTTTGGGTGGAGTAGGCATGCAGCGATATGATACCTTGAAGTATCGGCAGTTTGACAAACTCACCGACAAGCAGTTGGGATTTTTCTGGCGGCCCGAAGAAGTGGATGTGTTGAGAGATGCCAAGGATTTCAAGGATCTCACGGACTGGGAACGGCACATATTCACTGCCAATCTAAAGCGCCAGATCCTGCTGGATTCGGTGCAGGGCCGCAGCCCCAACCTAGCATTCCTGCCCTTGGTGAGCCTGCCGGAACTGGAGACCTGGATCGAGACCTGGGCATTCTCAGAAACCATACACAGCCGAAGTTACACACACATCATACGCAACGTCTATAGCGATCCTGGTCGCGTGTTCGATGAGATGCTGGACATCGAAGAGATCGTGACCTGTGGCCGAGACATATCTCGTTACTACGATGATCTCATCCAATACAGCACCTGGTACCAGATGCTGGGTGAGGGCACACACACTGTGAATGGCAGCACTGTCAAGGTTGACCTATATGAACTCAAGAAAAAATTGTGGTTGTGCCTGGCCTCGGTCAATGTTCTCGAGGGCATCAGGTTTTATGTTAGTTTCGCGTGCTCCTGGGCGTTCGCAGAGCTCAAGAAGATGGAGGGTAACGCTAAGATCATTAAGTTTATCGCCCGTGATGAAAATGTCCACCTGGCCAGCACCCAACAACTACTGAAACTGCTGCCCCAGGATGATCCAGACTTTGCAAGGATCAAGGCCGAATCAGAAGCGGAAGTGATCGAGATGTTCCGCGAAGCCGTGGATCAGGAGCGCCAATGGGCTCATTACCTGTTCAGTTCGGGCAGCATGATCGGACTCAACGAACAACTGCTGTCGGACTACATTGAATGGATCGCCAACAAGCGCATGACTGCTATCGGTCTCCAGTCACCGTACCGAGGAGGATCAAACCCGTTGCCGTGGACGCAGAAATGGATCGCAGGTGCTGATGTACAGGTAGCGCCACAAGAGACAGAAATTTCCTCCTATGTGGTAGGCGGCACTAAACAAGATGTAACAGCAAACACTCTCGCAGGACTATCCTTATAATGCTCACAATCTACTCCAAAAACAACTGCCC